GCAAACTGTTGATGAGTTCATAGATATAGATGATGAGGTAGCTTAATGAACCATCCTGCTGAAATGATGATTCATCAATACTTACAAAATGCTAGTAAGGGTGAAACTGCTATGAGTCCTGAGACTATTGAGCAGGTAGCATCTGATATCAAGGATGCTCTGAATCGTCAGTTCAACTCTAAAAGAGATAGTACTTTTAGGTTTCGCATGTCAAATATTGGTAGACCCTCTTGTCAGCTATGGTATGAGAAGAATAAACCTGAGACAGCGATACCTAGACCTACTACATTTGTTATGAATATGATGATAGGAGATATAGTTGAGGCTGTGTTCAAAGCCATTCTTAGGTCAGCTAAAGTAGACTTTGAAGATAGTGATACTGTATCTCTTGACATTGATAAAAATAACACTATATCAGGTACGTATGATTTAGTTATGAATGATGCAGTTGACGATATTAAGTCAGCATCTGATTGGTCATACAAATATAAGTTTGATTCTTACGAGACTTTACATTCAGGCGATAGCTTTGGTTACGTAGGACAACTCGCAGGTTATGCAAAAGCCTCTAATAAAAAGGCAGGTGGTTGGTGGGTTGTCAACAAAGCTAATGGTCAATTTAAATATGTTCCTGCTTACATAGAGATGAACAAAGAGATTGATAAAATAAAAAAGAATATAAAGTCTGCAGAGTCAGATAAGTTAGTACGATGCTTTGAACCTGAGCCTGAAACTTTTAGAGGTAAACCTACAGGTAACATGGTTTTAAGTAAAAACTGTACATTTTGTTCATACAGACAAGACTGTTGGGAAACTCTCGAAGAGTTACCTTCACAGATGTCTCAAGCTAAAGAACCTAAAATGGTTCAGTATGTAAAATTAGAAAGGAGAAAAGCATGAGTAAGTCAATGGATGAATTAAAAGAAGAAATACAGGAAATGGAAAAGCAACTAGCAGAGGCTAAAAAACAGTATCGTGAAATACGTACTGAAGGTTTGCGTAGTGCTATAGAGGCTAGAAAAGTAGCAGAGGATGCTGTCAAGGAAGAACTAAAGAACTTAGGATACAGCACTTCCTACAGTCCGTTTACAGGTATAACGTGGCGAAACTTCTAAGTGTCTCCTCACAAAGTACATAGAGATGCTATAAAGCATGGGTATAGGAGTGGTTTAGAACTTAATATTTCTATGTCACTTGATACAATCAAATACAAATACGATTATGAAAGTATTAAGATTGAATGGGAAGATTTAACATACCGAACCTATACCCCTGATTTTATATTGAATAATGGTATAATAATAGAAACTAAAGGTAGATTTTTAGCATCAGATAGAAAGAAACATGTAGCTATAAAAAAACAGCACCCTGATTTGGATATACGATTTGTATTTACAAATAGTAAAAATAAGTTGCAAAAGGGTGCTAAATCTTCTTATGGTCAATGGTGTGATAAACACGGTTTTAGATACTACGATAGAATAATACCTGAAGATTGGTTGAAAGAAAAGGGTAAAAACAAACATCCTAAATTTATAAAATTTAAAGGTGCTAAAATCGTAAGAAGATATAAGACTAAACCTAAGAGGAGAGTAAAAAAATGAAAGAATTTAGAAGAAGTATGAGACCTGAAGATTTTCTAATTAGTGTTAGACCACAACTAGACCCTAGAAGGTTATGGACAGGTCAAGTGGATGTAACTATTATGTCATCTCATGAGAACCCATTGAATGATGATGACTTTTATTCTCTCATGTCTTTTTGCAGAACTATATGTTCTTCTATACCTGTCATGGAAGAAGATGATTATGTAAGAGATAAGTTAGAGGCAAAGGCTGATGAGTATGAGAATATAAACTCAAAAGAAAAAGCTAAAGTAGTAGATAAAGATGACAACGTTGTATATCTGTCATTTAATACAGACACCGAGGGTAACGCATGATGATTAGAGTAAAGATAATGATTACCCTAAATGTAGACCCTGAAGAGTATCCTATTCCTTCTGATGGAGATGTAACAGAAGATTTTGAAGATTATACACGAGAATTATACCATGATTTAGAGGGTGTAAAGATAAAACATATGAAAGTAACAATGGAGTAGAAAATGATAAATAATTACTTACCGACAGATTATCAAAACTTCATAGCACTCTCTCGCTATGCAAGGTGGAAAGATGATGAGCAAAGAAGAGAAACTTGGGGAGAAACTGTGGATAGATACTTTGATTACATGGATAATCATTTACAAAAAAACTATTCATACAATATAACTAAAGCCTTAAAAGAAAAACTCACAGATAAGATAACTAGTTTAGGTGTCATGCCTAGTATGAGAGCCTTAATGACAGCAGGTCCTGCTTTGGATAGGTGTCATGTTGGTGGATATAACTGTAGCTACATACCTGTAGATAGTCCACGTTCATTCGATGAATGTATGTACATACTTATGTGTGGCACAGGTGTAGGCTTTTCTGTTGAAAGAGAAAATGTAGATAAGCTACCCATAGTCAATGAACACTTTGAGGACAGCACTACTATCATCACTGTAGGTGACAGCCGACCCGGTTGGGCAAAAGCATTGAGAGAACTTATAGCTATGTTATACGTAGGACAAGTACCTACTTGGGATGTATCACAGGTAAGACCAGCAGGTGCTAGACTAAAAACATTTGGTGGTAGAGCATCAGGACCTGCACCATTAGTAGAATTATTTCATTTTTGTATACAGAAGTTCAAGGGTGCTAAAGGTAGGAGATTGTTTCCTATTGAGTGCCATGATATTATGTGCAAGATTGGTGAGGTTGTAGTCGTAGGTGGAGTACGTAGGTCTGCACTTATATCCCTATCCAACTTAGGCGATGACCAGATGAGACATGCCAAGTCAGGTCAATGGTGGGAGAATGAAGGACAGAGAGCATTAGCTAATAACTCTGTAGCCTTCAAGGGTAAGCCTGAGATGGGCACATTCATGCGAGAGTGGACATCTTTATATGAATCCAAGTCAGGTGAACGTGGTATCTTTAATAGACAAGCCTCTAAAGTTAAGGCACTTGAGAATGGTAGACGCAATGCTGACCACTATTTTGGTTGTAATCCATGTAGTGAGATTATACTTAGACCTTATCAATTCTGTAACCTTACTGAGGTAGTCTGTAGAGCTACAGATGACTTAGTATCACTAAAGGAAAAGGTTCGTATGGCTACTATACTTGGTACATTTCAGTCTACTCTTACTAACTTTAAATACTTACGTAAGGTATGGAAGGATAATACAGAAGAAGAAAGATTATTAGGAGTTTCCCTAACAGGTATTCTTGATTGCCCTATATGGACAGAAGAAATACTCTTAATATTAAGAGAGGTAGCAGTGGAAACTAATAAAAAGTTTGCTAAAGATTTGGGCATACCACAGTCAACTGCAATTACTTGTGTCAAACCTAGTGGAACAGTTAGTCAATTAGTTGATAGTGCTTCAGGTATACATGCTAGACACAGTGATTATTATGTTAGGACTGTACGTGGCGATAACAAAGACCCACTCACACAGTTTATGAAAGATAGTGGCATACCTAGTGAGCCTGATGTTATGAAGCCTGATAGCACAACTGTGTTCAGCTTTCCTATGAAGTCACCTTCAGGTGCTATAACTAGAACAGCTATGTCAGCTATTGAACAGCTAGAGTATTGGCTTATGTTCCAAAGACATTGGTGTGAGCACAAGCCTTCCGTTACTGTATCTGTTAAGGAAGATGAGTGGATGAAAGTAGGAGCATGGGTATATGATAACTTTGATGAGGTATCAGGTATATCTTTCCTGCCATTTAGTGACCATACATATGCTCAAGCACCTTATCAAGACATAACAGGTGAAGAGTATGAACAGGCATACAAGAAGATGCCTGAGTCTATTGATTGGTCTAAGTTGGCAGATTATGAGAAGGAAGACACTACTAGTGGTGGAAGGGAATTAGCTTGCACAGCAGATGCGTGTGAGATGGTTGACATACAGGCTAGTTAATGTTAGAAAATACAATACAACTAATATGGTGGCAGTGGTGGTTACTCATTGCCATCACCATAAATACAACAATAAACTTAATTGTTTTCTTCAAGGGTAGGAAGCTACACATAAGGGAACTATTACATCTTAAACCCAAAGCGAAAGGAGTTGCACATGGAAAACCTAGCACCAAGTAAAGAGAACAGAAAGAAGTTTGACATTGACCTAGAATATGGTAAAGTAAGAGAAC